AATCAAAAGTCCCCGTAAACGAGAACGAAAACGTAAACGAGAACGAGGAACGAGAAACGGGAACGCGCCCAACCGGGGCGACGGGGACACCGCGCGGTTTTGATCGCTTCTGGGCTGTATATCCGCGCCGGGTCGGAAAACAGGACGCCCTGAAAGCCTGGGGCCAACTAAACCCGGACGACGACCTGGTCGAACTGATCGTCGCCGGCGTGGAACGCTGGAAGACCTGTGACCAGTGGACGAAGGACGGCGGATCGTTTATCTGCTACCCGGCCACGTTCATTCGCGGCCGCCGCTGGGAGGAAGACGACCGGCCTGACGTACCGTCCCAGCCCCCGAAGGGAGCCGCGCCGAAGAAGGATTATGGTGACGACGAAGACTTCCTGGAAGGACGGTGATCGCTATGAACGCAATCGGCGACGTTCTGGCCGGTATGGTCCAGAAAAGCCTTCAAAACCAGGAACCGGACGACTACTTCGACGACGAAGGCTTCCTGTGCTGTGGCAACTGCCACGAACGGAAGCAAATGGACGTCACCCTTCCGGCGGTCCCGTCCATCGGCCGGGACGCGAAGACGATCCGCGTCGGCTGTCTGTGCAAATGCGGCCAGGAAAAGGCCGACGCAGAGAAGGCCGACAGAGAGCGCCGGGAGTTTGAGCAACGAATGGACCGGCTTCGCCGCGACGGGATCACGGACCCGGCCTATTTACAGTACACCTTCGCCCAGGACGACCAGCGGAACCCAAAGGTCAGCGACGTCTGCCGCCGCTACGTCGAGAACTGGGAGGAAATGAAGGCCCAGAACATCGGGATTCTGTTCTATGGCGACGTCGGGACCGGGAAGTCCTTCCTGGCCTGTGCAATCGCGAACGCCCTTCTGGAACGGCTGGTCAGTGTCAGCGTGACCAACTTCCCGCGAATCCTGAACAGCCTTCAAGGGTCCTTTGACGACGAACGACAGAAGCGGATTGACCGCCTTCAACACTATTCCCTTCTGGTGATCGACGACCTGGGCGTCGAGCGGGACACGTCCTATTCCGTCGAACAGGTCTACAACGTGGTCGACACCAGGGCGCGGTCCGGGAAGCCTGTGATCATCACGACGAACCTGTCCTTGAAGGACCTGGAAAACCCGCCTTCCCTGGCCTACAAGCGCATTTACGACCGGGTCCTGGAAATGTGTCCGATCCGCCTGAAAATGGTCGGAGCGTCCCGCAGAACAGCGAACGCCACCGACCGAAGGGACGCCGCCCGGCGAATCCTGGGCCTGACGAAAGGACAAGACCAATGAAGAAATATAAACTGACAATCCCCGGCCTGTTGCCGGGACTGAATGAGTACATCGACGCGGAACGGTCATACAAGGGCAAGTACAAGGCCGCTTCCATGAAGCGCCAGGCCCAGAACGTGATCGGCTACATGATCCGGACACAACTTCGGGGCGTCCGCTTCACCCGTCCTGTGGTGATCCGCTACCTGTGGGTCGAACCCAGCCGCCGCCGCGACAAGGACAATATCGCCTTTGCGAAAAAGTTCATTCAGGACGCCCTGGTCGAAGCCGGCGTCCTTCGAAATGACGGCTGGTCGGAAATCGAAGGATTCAGCGACGACTTCGCCCTGGACCCGAAGAACCCGCGCGTCGAAGTCACGATCGAAGAATATGAGGGAGGAAAACAAAATGGCAGTAAGCGCAAAAATTAAGAACCTGGCCCCTGGGGCCTACTTCAACGCCGGCCCCGTGGAAGTGGTCGTCCTGGAACACTTCACCGACGGCCGAACCCTTCTGGCCGCGAAGGAGCCGATCGGGAACCGCCCCTTCACCGTCCGGCCATTCACCTATAACCGCATGGAGCCGGAGCCGGCCGCGAATAACTTCGCCTTCTCCACCCTTCGGTTTGACCTGAACGAAGACTTCCTGTCCGCCCTGGACGACGCCGGCGTGATCCCAGCGAACAAGGTCCTGGAAGCCGAATGGGACCTGTCTGACCATGACGGAACGAACCGTTACGGCGTCGCCGTCTGCAAGGTCGCCATGTTGCCCGAACCCCTGATTCGGAAGTATTACGACGCGGACTTGTTGGAGATCGACGACTGGGAATGGACGATCACCCCGTACGCCGGCAGCGCGGACGGCGTGCGGGGTGTCACTTCCGACGGCGGTCTGGACTGGGGCACTGCGTACGGCGGCGACAGCGGCGTTCGCCCGGCTTTTTTCGTGGACTCTGAAATCTGCCTGTCGCTGGATCAGGAGGAAATCGAACTGTCTGACGAAGCCCTGTTGACCGGCTTCACGTCGAAGCAACTTGTGAACGAAGTCCTTCGCCGGATCGCCGCCGGAGAGGACAGCGAAGACGAATGATCGGGTCCTGTGAGTTGAAGGCCAGAGTCGAAGAAAGCCTGGGAACCGTCCTGGACCCAGACTTCTTCGGCCAGGCCGAACAGTACGCCCGCCGAAAACTGGATATGTGCAACGAGCGCGCCGGCCGCATATACGGCGAAGACGGCTACGGCGACGAATACCTGGTCCTTCTGACCGCTGACACAGTCCGGGAAATGGCCTTTTCTGCCTGGTGTGAAATCAGGAACGCGGAGATCACGGCCGCCAGAGAAAAGGCGGTGGGCGCATGAGAAGAAGAAAACCGGCCCTTCCGAAGTGGAAATACGCCTTTTCCTGTCGGAACTGCCAGAACGTCCAGTTCATCAAGGACGACGCCAAAGGGCGCGAAGGCGACTACTGCGTGAAGGCGGTCGAGAGGGCCGACGCCGGCCTTCCAGGCCCGATCCACGCAGACGAAGAAGACCGCGTCGTCCGCTGTGATTACTACGAACCGATCCCGAAAGAAGGCGAAGACTGTGAATAAGAACACAAAGAAAATCCGGGACCTGGCGGCGTATGTGTGCGACCGGCTGGACGGGAAGGTCCTGATTCACCGCTACGACGCCTATTCCACTAACAGCGTTTATTTGAAGTTCGACTATGGCGTGGCGAACAGCCTTCGGATCGCAGATCACGCCGGGAAGAAACACCTGGCCTATCGGTTCAATATCATTCTGAACCTGACGGAGCCGAAGAACGACCTGTCCGGCCGCTTCCCCCGGAACTACTACCCGCCGGACATGGTCGACCAGGTGATCGAAGATATTCTGGCCGGCGTCGAAGCGAAACGCGCCAGGTATCGGGACTATGAAAAGACCGTGGAGGACGCGAAGGCCAAGATCACCCACGAACGGGGCTTCTGGCAACAGGCCCGCCAGGTCAAGAGAAAGAGAGGGTAAACCATGAACATAACTGAACTGGTGGGCCGCGCCCACGATAACGCCGTGAAGCATGGCTTCTGGGACCCGCCCCTGAACTTCGGGACCGCGATCGCCCTGATCCATTCCGAACTGTCCGAAGCCCTGGAAGAAGAACGCGCCGGCCGCGCCCTGGTCTGGTACAAATGCACCGCCGGAAACGGCGACGGGACAATGTGCAACCCGAAAAGGTGGTTCGACTGCGACATGGCCGGGAAGGAAGATCGCTGTCCCTTCCGCCACAAAAAGCCCGAAGGCGTGGCCGTGGAACTGGCGGACGCTGTGATCCGGATCGCGGACCTGTGCGGCTACCTGGGAATCGACCTGGACGCTGTCATTTCCGAGAAAATGGCCTATAACGAAACCCGCCCGTTCAAACACGGGAAGCGGTTTTGAAAGGTGGTGGCCCCCATGAAGAAACTATCCACCGTCCTTCTGCTGGCCCTGGTGGCCCTGGCCGCGTGTGCATGGACCGCGAAGGGAACCGGGACACAGCCGGCAGAGAGTAAGCCGACAGAGCCGCCGGCAGTCGCCGCCGTGGCCGTACAGCCGCCCGCCCCGGAGCCTGAACCGGAAGAACCGGAATGGATCGAATACGAAGCGACCGCGTACTGTTCTTGCGAAAAGTGCTGTGGTTCCTGGGCGCTGATCCGCCCGGACGGAATCGTCTACACGGCAAGCGGAGCCGTCGCCGAACAGGGCGTCACGATCGCGGCCGACTGGGACGTCCTTCCCCCTGGGACCGTCGTCTACATAGACGGCCTGGGCGAACGAGTGGTCCAGGATCGCGGCGGAGCCATAAAGGGGAACGCCGTCGACATCTACTTCGAAGACCACGACGAAGCCCTGGTCTTCGGCCACCAGGCAGTCCGCCTATATATTATTGAAGAACGGAGGGAACAGTCATGACGAACACAATCCCGAAACGCGGCGACGTCTTCTTCTGCCAGGGAAGCCCGGACGCCATCGGAAGCGAGGAAAGAAAAACACGGCCAGTCGTGATCATTCAGAACGACGCCGGGAACGCGAGTTCCCCGACGGTGATCGTCGCCAACATGACGACCAACACGTCCCGCCGGCTGTACCCAATGCAATTCGACATTGACCTTCCCGGACATTCGCCGTCCCGTGTCCAGTGTGAGCAGATCAGGACGGTCGACAAGTGCCGCCTTCGTGAACGGATTTACACACTGACCGGCGAAGAACTCCGAAAACTGGACATCTGCCTGGCCGTGTCTTTTGGAATGACCCGCCAGGCGGCCCAGGAAGCCGCCCACAGCGCGCCAGAAGCCCAGGACGACATATTCCACGAACTAACCCGAAACGGCCTGTCCGTGGCCGTCTGCCCGCTTCCTGTGCTGAACCAGGTGAATATAACCATAACCGACGGGAAAACGGTCAGCATGACACGGAACGTCGCACCGGCCGGCGGGATCGTGGCCGAACTTCTGGATATGAAGGACACGCTGAAAGAGGTGACGCCGTGAGCAGAAGCGAAGAAGCCGCGAAGAAGTGGGCCGAAGCCCTGGACATACCCGAAGACCAGGCCCTTCCCTGTGTGGTGGCGTTCGCTTGCCTTCGCTATCACGGGAAATCATTTGTCCGCAAACTGGCAAACGGGACCGGGCCGATCACGACCTGGCAATCATTGAAAATCGGCGTGGCCCTGTTCCTGTGGGGCCGCGCCCAGAAGAAAGACCCCTGGGGCGAACTGTACCGGATCACGAAGTTCGCCCAAGCATGGAAGGAAGGTGATTCTATATGAACGACGTGAAACTGTCCGGACGCCTGACACGCGATCCGGAATTGAAGCACACACCGAACGGCGTCCCTGTGGCAACCTTCGCCCTGGCCGTCGATCGAAAGTT